CAACAGCACACGAGTCCTTGACGGTGCAGAGTTCCTAACCACAGCCACAGGTACAGCGACACTCGGCGCAATGTCGGCGACAGCGATAGCGAGCGTCGCACACTTCGTTACCGCTTCGGCCGAACTCGGTGAACTTGTTGCCGAGGTTGCGCAAGTCATCGTCACAACGGATGCAACAGGCGAAGCAGAACTCGGCGGACTTGTCGCCACAGCAACCGCAACAGTTGTCCTACCGGCAACAGCGTCAGCAACTCTCGGCGGTCTTGCTTCTTCGGCCACTGCCACAGTCGCACTACCCGCAATCGCGTCCGCTGACCTTGGCGGTCTTACTGCTTCGGCGATCACCGCAGTCGAGCAGAACGCTGTCGCAACAGCAACCCTCGGCGGTCTAGTCGCAACCGCTGACGCAACCGACACACCGCCAGAACCTGAGCCGACACCGAAACCATCTGGCGGTCGCAGAGTTTATTCAACGACACCACGCAAAAAGATTGAACCCGTCATCGAGCCAGTCGTGGAGATACCTGTTATCCAACCGAAGCGACGCTACGCGGTTGTCTCAACATCTTTGAACGGTATGCAAGCACAAGCAACAAGCACGATCACATTCAGCATCTTGGACGATGATGCTGAACTACTATTGATGCTCTGAGGTAACAATCATGCCAATCACAAACGGATCAATCGCAGTCGGCACAGCCGCAACACTTGTCAGTCACGCTGGAGTGAACCCAGGCACTTTGCACATCAGCAACATTGATAACACCGACACAATCTTTATTGGTGGTGCAACGGTCGTGGTGAACGCTGGTCATGCGTTACCGAAAAGCGCATCCGAAGACTTTGATATATATCCAGGGCAAAGCATCTACGCAGTATCATCCAAATCAGGTCACTCAGTAGCGTTTACACTCATCACTCCGTAATGCCTTACTTCATTACCGACAAGTCACCAGATTGTTCTGGTTGGGCAACCATCAAAGAAGATGGTGAAGTGATCGGATGCCACACAACAAAACAAGATGCAGTCGATCAAATGGTCGCAGTATCTATCGCCGAAGACATGGAACCAGGTGGCGAACGTGCGTTGCCTGACAACTATCGGCCTGCGTTGTCACCAGATGTTCCTGAAGGTCGTGCTTGCGGTAACTGTGCGTTTTACGATGATGACAATGTGATCGCAGATGGCGACAATCTCAAAGCATGGTGCGAGAAGTGGGATGAATATGTTGACGGCGGATTCTATTGCAACGCATGGCAACCACACGAAGAAGAGATGGAAGAAGAAGAAGAAGAAGAAGAAGAATCGGTACGTCAGGTATCTCTTGAGATACCTGTCTACATTCGTACCGCAGCAAGAAAAGGATTGGACTACTACGGTCAAGGTCTTGCGGGTGAAGGGCTGGTCGATAGAACCGTTCGTGAGGCACGAGATATGGCGCGAGGCGACATCACCGAAGACAAAGTTGTGCGAGCGAACGCTTGGGCGCAACGACACGCCGTAGACCTACAAGCACCAAAGAACTCGGATTCAACCGATGACCAGTTCCCTGGTGCGGGTGCGGTCGCACACTATTTGTGGGGCATCAACCCGTTGAACCCTCAGCCGGCACGAGATTGGTTCGCAAGAAAATCTGAAGCAATCCAATCCGAACGCGCACCAGCACCACCATCAGACCAGATCATCGGTTCAGATAAGAATCCGAAAGGTTCAGCGAAAGCTCCTGCTGGGTCGGACACAATCGAATTGACCGAAGCGATCGAAGAAGGCTTGAAGAACAAGGCCGATGAACACAACGAGAAACTTGATGGCGCGGATCCGTCTTGGAAGCGGGCAACTGTCGGCATGTTGCGAACCGTGTTCCGTCGCGGTGCTGGAGCGTATTCGACATCTCACCGTCCAGGTATGACTAGGAATCAGTGGGCTTATGCGCGGGTGAACTCGTTCTTGTATTTGTTGCGCAACGGTCGTCCAGAGAATCCGAAGTACATCACCGACAACGATCTACTTCCCAAAGATCATCCTCGCTCCTCTAGAACCTTGCCCGTGAATGTTGTTATGATTGACGGCATGAGCGAATCATTAGAGACACGCCGCATTCACATCAACGACTTCGAACTACGCGAAGGCCCAACAGGTGACGGAATGTCATTCACAGGTTACGCAGCGGTCTTTAACTCTGATTCTGAACCGTTGCCGTTCATTGAGCGAATTGCACCAGGTGCGTTCAAGAAATCTTTGAAGGGTCGCAACACAATCAAGATGTACATGAACCATGACTCGTCAATGCTTCTTGCTTCGACACGTTCAAAGACTTTGCGTCTTGAAGAAGATTCAAAAGGTTTGTTGGTGAACGCCGATCTTCCAGACACGACAGTCGGTCGTGACTTGTCGGTCTTGATGAAGCGCGGCGATGTTGACTCGATGTCGTTTGGGTTCTCGGTTCCGTCCGGTGGAGACAAATGGTCAGATGACGGCATGACTCGCGAACTGCGTCAGGTTCGTTTGCATGAGGTTTCGGTTGTGACAGGGTTCCCTGCTTACAAGGCAACTTCGGCCACTGTCCGTTCTCTTGACATTCTTGCCGAGCGCACAGGTGTTGACGCAGACAAGCTCGCTGAAGCAATCACGATCCTTGAGGCTGGTGGCACTTTGTCGGATGAGTCAGCCGATCTGTTGTCGGGTGCGGTCAGCAAACTTCGAGCCGAACCAGCCAAAGTTCCTTCGTCAGTGAACTTGTTGGCGAAACATCTTGAACTGTTGAAAACTTTCTAGTTTCTCATATACACTCGGTCTGTCGGTAAGCGTCCCGCTACGACTAGAGATTGGTCAGCGTTCCGCGCCATTCGGAATACAACTTCCTGCGCATCCACAAACTTAACCAATCATGGAGAAATCATGAAACAATTCATTGAACAACAAATGGCTCAACGCGCAACAGCGTGGGAAGCCGCAAAGAAGATTCTTGATGTTGCAACCGCCGAAAAGCGTGACTTGACAGCAGAAGAGACTCAGACATACGAGCGCATCAGCAAAGAACTTGAGGATCGCCAAGCAACAATCGAGAAGCTCCGCGCCGATGAGGCCCGTGAACTTCGTCTTGAAGCAGCAACTCGTGACATCGCAGACCAGGTTCGTCCAGTCGCTGATGCACCACGCGGTGTCCGCTCAGATGCAGAAGTCATTCGCTCAATGGCGAAGGGTGAGATTCGTTCGCACTCGTTTGAGAAGCGTGACGTTGTAAAGACATCAGCAGGCGCACCAGTACCAACATCGTTCTACGACCAAGTAATCATGCTTGCTCGTCATGTTGGTCCAATGCTCCAGACTTCGACAGTCTTGAACACAGCATCAGGCGAAAACCTTCAGATTCCATCACTTGCTCAGTATTCAACTGCTGCAATCGTTGGCGAAGGCACAGCAATCAGCGAGTCAGATCCAATCTTCAACTCGTTCATCACCTTGGGCGCATACAAGTATTCGTTCCTTGTTCAACTCTCACAAGAGTTGATTGAAGACAGCGGTGTTGACATCTTGTCATTCTTGGCAACACAGGTCGGCAACGAACTTGGCTTCCGTGTGAACGATGCTTTGACAACTGGCTCAGGCACAAACCAACCAAAAGGTATCGTCACAGCATCCGCTGTCGGCGTGACTGGCGGAACGGGTGTATCTGGTGCGTTCACAGCAGACAACTTGATCAGCTTGGTCTACTCGGTAGACACAGCCGGTCGTCGTCTTGCAGGTTCAGGCTTCCAGATGAACTCGTCTTCAATCGCGAAGATGCGCTCGTTGAAGGACACAGCAGGCAACTACGTTTTCTCACCAGCACTCAACGCTGATGCGAATGACTTGCTTCTTGGATACCCAGTATTCGAGAACCCAGCAATGGCGAGCACAGCAACTAGCGCGAAGTCGGTAATCTTCGGACACCTTCCTTCGTTCTTCGTTCGTCAAGTTGGCGGCATCAAACTGGATCGAAGCGATGACTTCGCATTCAGCTCAGGCCTTGTTACCTTCCGCGCAACAATGCGTGTCGACGGCAACTTGCCACAAACATCACATGTCAAACACTTCATCGGTAACGCTGCTTAATTAGAGCAACCGAAAACAGACATGACAGTCCGCAAGGACTGTGACTAGGATTAAGTCCACGGCCATTTCGTGCAGGGTTGGCCGTGGACTTTCTCTATATCTGCACTATTCTTAGGAGGATGATGTGGCAAACCGTAATCGTGAAGGGCGTCCCAGTGGAGATGCCAGGAGCCTTAGCGGAGCGTTTGCTCCGAGCGGGCGTAGCGCACTCGTTGGAAGTGTCCGACCAACCAATCCCGACCGACTCAGGGTCGTCTGGTATTCCAACGCTCCATGGGCTTCCACAGGATACGGACAGCAAACCGCGCAAGTCATCCAAAGGCTCGCGAAAGAAGACCACCAAGTAGCAGTCCACGCGATGTACGGCCTGTCAGGCGCGACATCAACTTGGAATGGTTTCAAAATCTATCCGCAAGGACTCGCAACATACAGCGACGATGTCGTTGTCGCGCACACTATGGAGTGGGCGAATCAGGATCTGTCGACACCGACGTTGTTGATGACTTTGTTTGATGTGTGGGTGTTGAAGTCTCCGTCATTGGATCAGGTTCCGAATATCGCTTCGTGGGTTCCGATTGACCATGCGCCTTGCCCACCAGAGGTGGTTGCTTGGTGTAAGCGTCCGAATGTGAAACCGATTGCGATGTCTAAGTTTGGTTTGGACATGTTGCAGAATGCGGGTGTTGATGCGATGTATGCGCCTCATGCTTTTGAGAAGGTGTTTGTTCCTACACACAAGTTGTCGAATACTCGTGGCGAGTTCACCGGCAGACAGTTGATGGAGGTGGATGAGGACAGGTTTGTTGTGATGATGAACGCTGCGAACAAAGGTCAGAACCCTTCACGCAAATCTTTTGGTGAGAACATTCTGGCGTTCGCTATCTTCGCTCAAGACCGTCCTGATGCTTTGTTGTATTTGCATACGGAGCGTGATGGTGCGATGGGTGGTATCAATCTTGTTCACTTGTTGCAGGCTTGCGGTGTGAAGCCTGAGCAATACAAGATTGTTGATCCGTATGCGTATCGGACTGGTTTCCCTCAGCAAGCGTTGGCTGCGCTGTACACCGCTTCGGATGTGTTGC